AATATACTGAATCGTTGAATTTTCATAGTGAGTACGACGAATATGATGCAGTCCCAAACGAAAAAACACTTTTCAAAACGTATTATGAAGAATACTTAAAAGACATATTTGACCCGCGAAAACGTCTTGTATTCATGTCTGCATATTTGCCATTGTCAATCACTGAACAATTGAACCTTGCGGACAAGATAATTGTATTCGACAAATTATATCGAATAAACAAAATCACAACCAATTTCGAAACCAACAAATCGGACTTGGAACTGACAAACATACTTGAAGAACGCACATTTAACAATTCAGTATATTCATTTGAAATTGATTTGTCTTCGTTGAATATTTTTGCGGATGCGTCATATTTGACCGCAGACTTGGGGAACGTCACAACAGACGGTTTTACACTGCCCCCGGAAACAACTGAAGTTCCTGAAGAAATACCAAGTAATGAAATCACACCCCCGTCGGACGAACCTTGTGTCGTTACTGCGGCAACAATACAGACAAGCGCGTCAACCGCATATTGCGACAAGATTGAATTCAATGCCACAATCACATCGAAGGGGACATTGTGTGGTCAAGAAAATATTGACGAATATGGATTTTTGATTGCATCAAATTCGGCGTATTTAACATCAACGGACGACATCGACACACTGAAGGCGGATTCAAATGTGACGACAGTATCAATACAAAGGTCATACGCGACAAATGCACCATCATTGACCATTGGTGAAAAGACAACAACCGTCACGGGATTGAATGATCCCGAAACAAGATATGCGCGTTTTTATGTACGCACGAACGTTCAAGATTTGTTTGACGAAGCGGATGCAATATCGTCAGTGATTACCGAATCGACTGATTGTTCAGTTTCTTCAACTGCGGATGCAACAACAATCACGGTGGACGATACGAATTCAGTCAGTGCGGATGCGGGCGATACTGACGGCGATGGGGTTGTTGAATCAACGACCGAAGTAAGTTTTTGGGCTGCGCCTGCGGGATATGGTGCAACCGGATATGAAACGACACCGACACTTGCACAAATACAAGCAAACGCACAACATTCGGTTGAGTGTGACCAAACGGAAGTTCTTGGAAAATATTATCACAACGGAACGGGAACAATTCCGGTTGTTGGTGATTCGGTCAAGCTCGGAACGTACAAGAATTATTCAGGTGGAACAAATTCATTTAGTGTTTCATTCGATGACGCGACAAATGAATTCATGGCATTCGGTGTTGCAAATCCGACAACCGTCAATGAAACGACAATTGGAACGATTGTTTATGGAACCGGAACGGTCAACAAATTCATTGTGGTTGAATTCGCCACCGCAAAAGTGGTTGCCGTTTATGACTGCACAACACCGCCCGTTCCACAGTCGTATTTGAACATGTACATTTATCAGTACACAAACACATTCAACTTCACACAAACACTTGTGGAATCAATCGGAAGCAGTGTGTGCGGCAATTCATACGGGGGACTTACCGTGATATACAACGGTGAAGAATATCCGGCATACACAATATCACACAACGGTTCTGGCGACAATCCAGTTCCAGGGGATAGAATTAAAATTGACCGCGACAGTGGTGTTCCACAAACGACATCGTTTGGTGATTACATGACACAATTGAATCAATACAATGGAATATATTTTTCAGCGTTACTGACTGACGAAAATTTCATTGCGCGGTATATTATAACATTTAACAAAACCGGTCGGGTTTATAACGTACACGAATGCACATGATTGATAACATTTTAAACTTGCTGCAATTGGCAAACGAAGAAGGATGGCGAGGAAAACACATCGACATCGCAAGGGGAAAAAATAAATTTCCTGAAACAATACGCGAAATGGTAAACCAAAAACGATATGAAAAAAGTTGAACTTGAACTTGTTGCGAAGGCGGACAAGGCAATCAAAGAACTTGAAGATTTAAAATCCGAAATTCAGCAAATAAAAAAATCAACTGACGATGTTGAAAAGACAACGTCAAAGGGTTTTTCAAAACTTGGTAAACGTATCAAGTCAGTTGGCAAGGGGTTCAAGGGTGCATCACTTGCGGCAAAGGGGTTCATATTTTCTTTGGGTGGAAAAATCCTTGAAAAATTCCTGGAAATATTACAACAAAACCAAGTCGTTGTTGATGGTTTAGCGGTTGCATTTGGAACCGTTTCGTCCGTCATGAATCAAGTCATCAATGTTGTTTTGGATGCGGGAAAAGAATTCACATCCCTTGGTGACATCGTCAAGAACTCGGTTTTGATTCCCGTCAATTCAGTCAAAGGGGCATTCCTTGGAATACAAAGGTCAATCATGCTTGCCCAAGCCGCATGGGAAATGTCCCCATTTGGAGGAAAAGACGTTGATAAAATTGCCGAATTAAACAAGAAACTTGACGAAAATTCCGAAGCCTTAGACGAAGTTGGTGAAAACTTGCTTGGAAATTTTCAAGGTATTGGGGAAGGGTTCAAACAAGCCGGTTCACAAATTGGTGATTTCGTAAACAAGACAAAGGACGGATTGTCGGAAATTGATGTCATTCAAACGATGACAAATCAAAAACGTTTGCAGCAATTACGAAATGAAACCGAACTTGCACTTGCAGAAAACGACAAACTTCAATTCCAATATCAACTTGCAGCAGAACGACAAAGACAAATTCGTGATGACGTCACCGCATCAATTGAAGACAGAACCGAAGCAAACGAAGAACTTGGACGTGTACTGAAGGAACAATTTGAATTGCAAGAAGCGAATGCATTGAAGGCGATTGAACTTGCCGAAGCTGAACTCGCAGCAAACCCAAAATCAATTGCAAATAAGGTTGCCTTAATTGAAGCCGAAAAAAACCTTGCAGACGTACGCGAAAACATTGCCGGTTTTGAATCGGAACAACGTGTCAATGCTGAAGCGTTGGAATTGGAAGCGATTGAATTAATCAACACCAAAAAGGAGGCGGAAAATGCACGACTTATTGCGAAGAAGAAAAACAATGCTGAAGAAATAAGTGACGAAATTGCAAAACTTCAGGAATTAAAATCAATCGCAGAACAAGAACGCGAAATTGAAGAACAACGTTTGCAAGAACAAATTGACCGACTTGGTCAAGGGACACAAGCACGTCAAGATGCCGAACAACAATTGTTGGATTTCCAACAACAAAAGGCATTTGAAATTGCTGAAATCGACAAACAAATACAAGACCAAAAAGATGTTGACGCGGAAAAAGAAAAGGAACGTGACCGTCTTGTTCAGGAAGCAAAAATTGCACTTACTCAAAACACACTTGGATTGATACAACAAATCGTTGGTGAAAATTCACGTGTTGGTAAGGCAGCAGCAATTGCCCAAGCAATTATAAATTCATATCAAGGTTTTACGGAAGTACTTGCATCAAAATCAGTATTGCCACAACCATTTGCGACGATTGAAAAAATTGTCAGTGCGGGAACCATTCTTGCGAGTGGTTTACAAACCGTGAAGAAAATCGCATCAACTGAAGTTCCAGGGGGTGGGGGTTCATCTTCAACACCAAGGGGTGCGGCGTCTGCGCCACAAGCACCGGCATTCAATGTTGTGGGTGCATCACCTGAAAATCAACTTGCCGAAGCAATTGGACAAACGACAGACCAACCCGTCAAGGCATACGTTGTCAGCGAAGAAGTTTCCAACGCCCAAGCACTTGACCGCAAAATCATTAAAAAGGCGTCGATTGGGTAACAAATCGCATCAAAATTTATTATATAATTATGGACATTGTTGAACTATTCATTGACGAAGAAAACGAAATCGGAGGGATCGACGCAATCAGTGTTGTCGAAAACCCCGCAATCGAAGAAGATTTCATTGCATTAAAAAACCAAGAATTCAAACTTGCCGAAGTTGACAAGGAAAAACGGATTTTGATGGGGCCTGCATTAATCCCAAACAAACCGATTTATCGCAAGAATGGTGAAGATGAATATTATATTTATTTTTCACGACAGACCGTACGCAAGGCAAGTGAATTGTTTTTTATACGCGGCAATCAATCACGTTCAACATTGGAACACGACATCCCACTTGAAGGATTGACCGTTGTGGAGTCCTGGATTGTTGAATCCGAAACCGACAAATCAAGACATTATGATTTAAATGTTCCCGTTGGAACGTGGATGGTTTCCATGAAAGTTGACAACGACGAAGTGTGGAATGATTTTGTAAAAACCGGCAAGGTCAAAGGATTTTCCATTGAAGCATATTTCACCGACAAATTGGAACGACCAAAAGACAAGTCAATCAAAGACGAACTTGCAGAAATCGAAGAAGAAGAAAAACAATACATCTTGTCACAAATTCGTGCGATTATCAAAAAAGACCGTCGCACAAAAAAGGGACAACGTATCGAAATGGAATCGTATTCCGATTATCCTGACGCGGTTGCAAACAATGCGCAACGTGGAATTGACTTGAATAAAAAGAACGGAAACAAATGCGCAACCCAGGTCGGGAAAATACGCGCCCGTCAATTAAGTCAAAAACAACCGATTTCGAAGGAAACTTTGGTTCGCATGTTTTCGTATTTAAGCCGCGCACAAGAATATTATGACGAAGGCGACACAAGTGCATGTGGAACGATTTCATATCTTCTTTGGGGTGGCAAGGCAGGATTGAGATGGGCGACATCCAAAATGCGTGAATTGGACTTATTATCCACTGAATTAAAAGAACCTTGTCGAAAGGGGTATGAAATGATTGGTTTTAAAATGAAAAACGGACGCAAGGTTCCGAATTGCGTTCCTGAAGAATAATGAAATATAGATACCCTGTTCCAAGAAATAACAAACGCGCATGTTTATGTCGTGACGGTAGATATTCAACTGAATGTTGTGACCCTGACGATTATTATTCCCAAGGTATTGGACAAGACAGACAAGCCGGTTTTTTTCTTTTGACTGAAGGCGGCGACATAATCATTCAAGAAGATTCATCCAAATTCATAATATAATGGCAAATAAAAAAATTAGCGAATTAAGTTCAGCAACCGCATTGACGGGAACGGAACAAGTTCCAATTGTTCAAAATGGTGAAACAAAAAAAACAACTGTTGGTGATTTAAAAAAACAATTGCCCGCGGTTGCAATTACCGCTGAAGATGGTGTTGACATTGATTTGGGTGTTGACACGTACAAAGACGCGCGAATGATAAAATATTCTTGGACGGGTGAAAACGGGACTGCGGTTCATACCTTACCGGATGCAACAACAAACGAAAATCGATTGATTCGTTTCATTGCGGATTCATCTTTTTCGTCGTCAAAACACGTGGACGTCACACCGAAGTCGGGTCAAACATTGGATGGCAGTTCCAACAAATATCGCATCAACAAGGATTACGAAGGAATTGCAGTTTGGTCGGACGGAACTGAATGGTTTATAATACAAAAGAAGGCTTAAAAATCTAACAACCACAATCAAATTTTATTAATTATTATATGAAGGCAAATGATATGATAAATCAAATCAAAACATTGCTTGGTGTCGAAGTTAAACTTGCACAAGCAAAATTGGAAAACGGCACCGTAATCGAAGCCGAAGAAATGACCGCCGGACAAGAAATTTTTATCGTTTCTGAAGACGAAAGAATTGCAATGCCGGTTGGGGAATATCAACTTGAAGACGGCAAGACCTTAATCGTCGAAGAAGAAGGAATCATTGCATCACTTGGTGAAGCTGAAGCCGAAGAAGTTGAAGCGTCCGAAGAAGTACAAGAAGACGTGAAGGAAGAAGTCGAACTTGAAGAAGACGACAAGGAAGAAATGGGATACGCGACAAAAGAAGAACTTGCCGAAGTCAAATCCATGATTGAAGAAATCAAGGCAATGATTGAAGACAAGGAAGAAATGTCCGAAGAACCCCAAGAAGTTAAAGAAGAACTTTCAGCGGTTGAACCCGTTGAGAAAGTAACGCACAACCCCGAAACCGAAACAAAAAGACGTTTCATGTTGTACGGACAAAACAAACCACAATCCACAATGGATCGTGTGCTTGCGCAAATAAATAATATTAAATAAACATAATCAATTAAAAATCAATAAGTTATGGCGACAACCCTCAGCCTCACAACCACGTATGCCGGTGAACATGCCGGTCAATACATTTCACCCGCCTTGTTAAGTGGGTCAACAATCGCAAACGGCGGAATTACCGTGAAGCCGAATGTAAAATTCAAAGAAGTAATCAAAAAATTATCAACCGACGGCATCGTAAAAGACGCCAGTTGTGATTTTTCAGACACAAGTACTTTGACAATTTCTGAAAAAATTCTTCAGCCGGAACTTCAACAAGTGAACCTTTCTTTATGTAAGAAAGATTTTGTTTCTGACTGGCATGCCCTGGAAATGGGATTGTCTGCACACCACGACATTCCAAAAACGTTCGCGGATTATTTAATTTCTTACGTTGCTGCAAAAGTAGCGGACAGAACTGAACGTTCAATTTGGTCTGGTGACACTGCGACAAGCGGTCAATTTAATGGATTTACAAAATTGGTTTCAACTGACGCAGACCTTCCCGCAGCACAAGAAATCGCAGGAACAACCGTGACTGCTGCAAACGTGATTGATGAGCTTGGAAGCATTGTTGATGCAATTCCTTCGACATTATACGGAAAAGAAGACTTGTATATCTACGTATCACAAAACATTGCACGTGCATACGTTCGCGCACTTGGTGGATTCGCTGCAAGAACACAACAAAATGCAGCCGCTGACGAAAACGTTGGAATCGCCGGAATCGGTGCAAACGGTGTGAACGCAATGGGAACAATGTGGTTCAACAACGGTGGATTATCATTCGACGGTGTGAAGTTATTTGTTGCAAACGGACTTGCAGACAACGACGCAATTGCGACAACAAAAGACAACTTGTTCTTCGGTACTGGTTTATTAGCAGACCACAACGAAGTGAAAATCATTGACACAAGTGAAACATTAGGTGACGACAACGTTCGCGTTGTGATGCGTTTTTCTGCCGGTGTACAACTTGGTTCAATTGAAGACGTTGTAACATACGGAATTGCAAACGCTGCAAACTAATAATCATTAACCAACAAGAAGGGGGTGGGCGCACCATACGGTTCACCCGCCCTTTTTTTATTAAAAAAATACAAATATGGCTTGCGATTTAACGATTGGTAGAAAACTCCC